GCGACCTGCGGCAAGGTGGCCTGCAAGTACATGCGGTGAATCAAATCACCGTTGCGCTGGATGGTGCAGGTGACCTTCTTGCCGAAGTTCGGGGCGCCGTTGAACGGGTTCTCGATGGACTCCATGGCAAAGTTGGTGTGACGACGGTACACCACCTTGAAGAAAGTGATCTGCGGGTTGCCAGTCAGGTAAACGTCCTGGGCGCCGTAAGCTACAAGTTGCATTAAACCTCCACCTGTCATCTTTTTTTATACTTAGAGAATACAAAATAATTTTGGGAAAACACAAATTTTCAAAATTTGGCCGGGGGTTTTAGATCGAATACGTTTCTATTTTTTTGTATGTGTTCTTAATACAAAATTATTATTATATTTCTTTTAATGTATTATTATGTATTTTGGTTAAAATAAACGAATGAAACTATTGATATAGATGAGGTAAAATAATCTTATAAACTACTTATTTTATTACGAAAAAGAAGTCAAATATCCCGTACGACTTTTTATTGTCTTTTAAACGCACATTATATGTATATCGTGAAAGGAGGGTTTAAAACCACTCCACTCATACCGTGTAAGTACCTTTCACGACCATGAGCGAAAGTGCCTTTTTTAAAGTAAAGAGTTCAAAACGTAGTAATCCAGAAGCCCGTACCACACTCGATGCGATCCATCATCAAAAAATACAAAGTATGATGGAGGAAAAAGAGAAAGTTGTAGTTTATAAAAAAGAGCAGGAAGCATTGAAGAAAAAATTGGAGGAAACCACTTCTGATATGGATATTTGGCGGATCGAACGTGAGATCGAAATGTTAGATAAAAAGATCAAATCCATTGAAGACGGATCTGAAATGATGGACTACTATCTTCGAACAGGCGATATTTTGTACCATTATTATGATATTCAAGATCAGATCCAACAGGGAACCGCTAATTTTGTATCAAATAAAGCAAAACCTGGTTCCATTCTGGCAATTTTGGAGGAAGTTGCGGAAGATAAACATTCTGATAATAATTCGTTTGCGTTATCATCCAGTGAAGCAAAAACGGATACAGTTGTGGATGGATCAACAGAAGGTACTAAAGAGAAAAAGAGCTTTCAAAGAAATCAACTATTAAATGATTATCTACAGATCGAGGATCCATCCATGGGACGAAATACAATAGAGGAATATGACGATCCGTGGACAAATTGTGAAAACTGTGGAAATGAAATGATCATGTGTCTAAATGAAGCCAATCTCACTTGCTCCAAATGCGGACATCAGGAGTTTATCTTAGTAGATAGTGACAAGCCCTCTTACAAGGATCCTCCACGAGAAGTATGTTATTATGCGTATAAGAAAATTAACCATTTTAATGAATGGTTGGCACAATTTCAGGCGAAAGAGAGTACTGAGATTCCAGCGGATGTATATGATGAAATTTTACTACAATTGAAGAAAGAACGCATCACAAATATGAGTTCATTGAAACCCACTAAGTTGCGCGAGATTCTTCGTAAGATGAAGTGTTCCAAGTATTACGAGCATATTCCTCATATCATCAATCGTCTGAATGGTCAAAACGCACCGTTCATGTCCCGTGAAGACGAAGAGAAATTACGTCATATGTTTCGTGAAATTCAACCGTCATTCAAGAAACATTGTCCAAAAGGTAGACGTAATTTTTTATCGTATGGTTATGTATTGTATAAATTTTGTGAATTACTGGAAATGGATGAATATCTTTCCTGTTTTCCTTTGCTAAAAAACCGTGATAAACTCTATTTACAAGATAAAACATGGGAAAAAATATGCGGGGATCAGGGGTGGCAATATTTACGTACTGTCTAAAATGAATGTAATTATATAAAATTTGATTTCACTATGAATCTATATTGAAATCAACTATGGAAGACCAAATTGAAACAATTTGTAATCAACTATTTGAACAAAATAAAGCAAATCAGGATATTGCCTCCAAGATCATACGAAATTCAACAATTCAATCCATTCAAACAGATGTACATATCTTAAAACAGAATCCTATCAAATACCCGAAACGCTCTATTCCACAAATTCAAACACTTAAAAGGATGTTTCAAACAATCATCTTATTACTTTCTATGACATGTTCGACTATTATCTTTCATTCTATCATACTACTTTATTTTGGACTGGCACCTCATCTTACCACATATACATGCTATTCTCTTATTACAAATAACTATGCTCAATTCGATTTCATCAGTACACCATCTCTTATGAAGGGCGTAAGCTGTCTAGGATTGATGTATACGACCGTCATGAGAAATCAAGAACTCATTACACAATTTGATCGTCTTCATAATCATACACTTACATTCAATGGAGCTTTATCCGAAATTTACACAGATACAAAAATCACAATCTATTGTTTATACACTGGAAAGCGACAACTAAATGACACTCAATTGTATCAAGATGTGAGTTTGATTGAAGAATATGTTCAATGGACCATTGAAACAATATGGTATACCATGAGACATTCTGCGTCTGATTCAACACGTACCTTTATCAAATGGTTGAACAAAAAGACAAACTTTATTATCGCACTTCGCGATGCATTTATTGAATTACCTGTTATTCGACATGTTCGAAAAGCAGTACATGCGATTGAACATACTGTAGATCATCATGTATTTCAACCGATTAGGGAAACCGTCAAACATGGTGTACAATGCTTAATTGATAAAGTCACTTATTTCGGAAAACGACTCATTCAATGGGGTAATACCCATAAAATTGGAATGGAAACGATGAAATCAGGACGCATAAATAAAACGGCTACATAAATAAAAATAAATAGTATCTACAAAGATGGCAAGTGTAGGTTCAGAATTTCTGTACCATTTAGTGGTAAATAATATTGCTCCCATTATGGCATCCAGTGTAGCAGGAGTGTATACCTCTTATTTTTCAGGTCGAAGCGCTCCGACTCCAACCTTGATTCGTTCTGATATTGATGATGAACGAGAATTAGATTTATTACAAATGGATCGTATGTTAAAATGGATGAGTTTAATTTTTGAAGATTCATTTGTAACAATTGAAAAACCAAGTGAAAGAACAGCTACACAAGAATCCGATACACCCAATTTAGATGATACTCATAAAGCGTATAAAAAAGAACTCTATAATATTTATATAACAATATGTTCCGATTTTCGACAGTATCAAAATTGGAAAAAATACAATTCGAACATCTGGGTGTTTTCTTCTTATCGGAATAAAAATACTAAGGGATTGGCTCGAAAGATTCTGGGAGATGTGAAATTATTTAATGAAGGTCTAAAAATGTTCTCTATGTTTGATAAATTGTAATTCACTATCAGAATGAGTATAACCCCTTATTATGCGTATATGGATGAAAGAAGAGAATCCGAAACAGATTCTATTGATACTGATTCGATGGATCATATTGCGTCTATTTATGAGAAAATCAAACAAATTCAGATTGACCTTGCTCATATAAAATTAATGTTAGAAGAACAAAATCGGCCATATCGATGTATAGTAATGTGATAAATTTGATTTCATCATTTATAATATGTGAATGTATACATGTCTCTCCTACCACATCTCCAATTTCTTGAGCAACGTATGGCATCAATCGTCCATATTCCTACGCGATTTGAATACTATTCTGCGATTCATTTAACTAAACTACATAACATTCGCTTTTATGCCTACCAGGATATTCCTTTTAGCCATAAACGCGATAATGGATTTCCTCTTCATGACAAAGGGGTGGATCTAATCGATGAAACCTTTCGTCACATTGTTCAAGTGAAATACTATGGTCCCAAACGAAAAATTGGATATGGACATCTAGCGACATTCTTTGGGACTCCGCTTCTAGTTGGTAGAAAACATCTTCAATTGACACTCGTTCGAACCCGACATTCCAAAATTCATTCTGAAATTCGGAATATGGTTCAACGTGGAGATCTAGCCGATGTTACTCTTTGTTCCAATCAATTCTTACATTATGATTCTTAATTCTTACGTGTATTTCGTTTCTTATACCGAGTTCGACGAGCCCTTTTGGTACGACCTCCCTTGACCTTGTCTGAATATTTTTTTAACACATTTTGAGCGTTCCTCATTCGCTTATCAATTTGCTGTTGTAACTTTTCAGCTTCTTTAAGAACCTCTGGCGATAACTTTAGAAATGGCTTATTTGATACAGAACTAGACATTCTATATCAATATCATATAAAATATTTCAACTGCCGGAGATTTACGCATGATTGAATTAGTTCAACGCCACGATACGAATCACATATTTCAAAACTTAGTAATACAATTCAATATACAATGATTCATCCAACAACATAATATCCAATGATTTGGAAAATATGTTATTTTTAAAGAATTAATATAGGGTGGGGGTCATAACACATTTTGATTTACTACACGGAATGGATTCGAGTTTATTCAAAAATGGGTACTTACAAACGTGCGGGGAAGCCCACCAAATTTGCGCCCAATCCGAAGCCGGCTCCTTGACGTGCAGTAACACCGACCGAGGGCGAGACCGCATCCAACACGGCGAACACGACGGCGGCCAAAACAGCCAAGGTGGCGACCTCATCCAACGGCAAGGCGCGCTTCGGGATGAAGATAGCAGCAGCGGCGATAACAAGACCCTCAATGAGATACTTAATGATGCGATTGACAATTTCAGCAAATCCGTAGCCCATCATGATTTCTATATTTACACGCAAGAAAAAAAGTAACTGTCACAGCGTATGAGTTTAAAGCATGCCTATCTGAACAATCGTAGAGATGAGCTCAGATAAGAACGCCGTAATTGAAGATTTTTTGGACGAGGATACCGAAATTCCAGGTCAGCGATATGTGTTGCTAAGTTTTCTCAGTCCGGAGAAAGTTCTCGATAAAAAGGAACTGTTTTTCTTTGAGAAGTTCCTTCATGCGTATGAAGTCGATTGGAAGATCAAAAATCTGGAGAAATATATGGTAGACATCGTAAAAAACATTAATGATCAATTGGATGAGCGTGTGAAGGAGTTGGAGAAGAATGATCAGATGGCTTCTGCCGAAATCTGCCGTAAGAATCGTGTACAAATTGATAATGTAATGAGTCAGTATGGTTCATTTATTCAGAAGAGCAAGGCTGATTTGAACAAGACAAAGATTGTAGAAGCGTATGATGATTTTATGTATTCACACAAGGAGAAGCTGGAGCAAGAATTTCATGCGTTGAATGATTTCCGCACCACCATTCGTGGCGTCAAGGTTCGTGGTGTATATGGTAATCCAAAGGAGGCAGAGATTAAGGCAAAGAAGCTTCAGGCCAAGGACAAATATCACAATATCTTTATGGGTGAGGTTGGAAAGTGGACCCCATGGGATCCATCTCCGCATGAAATCAAGGATCAGGAATACAATAATGATCAATTGAATACGCTCATGAAGAAGTATCACGAAAATGAGGATGCCCGTGAGCAATTCTTCGAACAGCGTACAAAGGGTGGTAAGCAGGTATTTGGCGCATCTACCTCAGGTGGTTCATCTGCTGGTCAGTTTGATGGTATGTTTGGCGCACAGGGTGATTTGGCACTTCAGCGCAAGATTGAGAAGCCCGTTGTTACCATTGAAAAGGTAGAAGCGGACCCATCCGATGTAGCTCCGAATCAGGATTCGGAAAATCCGCAGAATTCAGTTGTAAACCCATCACAATAAACACAATATTACTAATTATTATAGAAAATACACATAATGATATGATTATTTTCTTAATAAAACACGCCATTCATTTATGAATAGTAGCCGGTATCAGGCACGGCACCGCCAACAAAGGTTGGGACGCATGACTGAGTCGTTCCATCACAGAAGGTACCTTCTGGGCAAGACTGCCCATTTCCGTTCGGGGATCCGCACATGTAATTGGTATTCGGATCCGGATGATACATGCTCGCCATTGATTGAGAAGCTTGAGCAGGGACCTGGATCGAACTGCCAGGAGCATTCGCCTGTGCCAAATCCTGGAATCCTGAAATTACAAAATGAGGTTCCATTCGATTAATATAGCGTACAATCATCGGCAGTACAACCACTGCCAACACCAATAATACAAGCATTGCGCCAATTCCCATTGCTTTCGGATGAGCCATTTTCTAGCAAATGGTGAGGTTTTATTATTGTTCACGATTAATATGAATGAGGCGGGGTCATACGCAAATCAGACAAGGAAGGCAACATGCTTGCCACATCGGAACGACAATATCCATTGATACACCGTACATGTTCACCTTGACATGAAGGTAGATCTACACCACATCGCAACGGACCTTGTGGAATATTATCTTCTAACCCCTCAGAACATGAAGAATAGTATATAAAGGATAACGCACCTACCACCAATATTATACATAATGTCGTTACAATCTTCTTATTCATTATAACTACTCATAATTAATATTTCTTTTGAACATTAATGGCCGGTCCTCGTAGTTTTTGAGAAGCGCGCGGATCATATTGTGACGCATCTTCTTCTTCCTTTACACGCGCCATCATCTCAGACTGACGCCATAATTCGGGCGCGCCCATCTTGAAATCACCGTGAACTTCAGCTTTGTACCAGAAAATAGTATCCTCTAGTTTATTACTCTGCGTATTGTTATTAATGACCAAACATTCATAATTTTGCGTACACTGATCCATCATTTGGCAGAAAAATTCAAAGGACGGAAAAGCAGAACCGTAATTTTCAAATAAACGCTTACGATTATTCATATAGGGCTCTCTCAAAATAAATACATAATCGACATTGGTACGAAGAGCCGGCTGAATACCGAGAGGAAACTGCATGGTAATAATGAAGAACACTTTGAGCCAACGACCGTTCATGAACAAATAGCGAATGTTCTTATCATGAGTCCATGAATCATCATACATACAATCATCCAAAATCAAGAAAGCTCGAGGGTCAATATTAGACTTAATACCTTTTTCCAAATCTTGCTGAATACGTTGCATCACCAATTTCTGGCGTTTCACAAAATTTGCCAAAATAACTGGATTGTATTCACCATGAATGAACATGGGAGGTACAATCTTTTTAAAGAAACCGTTTGACTCTTCTGTTCCGGAAATGACACATCCCATAGGCAGATCTTGATGATGAAACAATAAATCACGAACAAGAGTGGACTTACCGGTACGACGACGTCCAATAAATACTGCCACCGCATCTTGCGGAATGGATTTCATCGCAAACTTCCGGAGATTAACATTTACACCACCTTGTGTTGCCATACTAGTATCGCTCATCAATTTGTCGTGCGCTTGAGAAACACGCTCACAAGTCTGCGAATCAAGGAGATGAAAGCAGTACGAAAGTCACTTCTTCAAGATCCATGTCGAAGTCGTGATCTTACTGACAACGAGAGAGAGACGTTTTCAAATTATGATCATTTACAACGCTACTTTCCTGCTCTTGACTTATTTACCATCCCTAAATCTGCTCTTTCTCATAAAAATATGGAACTTCCTACTAAATATCAAATTACTCAATGGATTTCACAACATCATCCTAAAATTTGGAGTGCAATGCGTGTCCCTGTATCTTCTGATGTAAGCGCAGATCCACCTGATGCGGAATCATGCGATGTCTTTGTTAAAACGGTTCATTTATTGAATCCAATCGATATCATTAAGGAAAAATACGTATGCCCTGAACATCCTCTTCTCCCACAAAGTGAAAAGACCTGGAAAAGTACTCTTCTCAAGTTACATAGTCATAACAATCAAGCATATGTGGATGCAGTATGTAACTTTGTACTAAGTCGTTTTCGAGAACTTGATTTGACACCACACTGTGTGTTATCTTATGGTTCTTATACTGGAATCAGCAAGAAATATCAGTATACTATTACGAACGAATATGATACATATCGACAATGCCGTTGGTTTTGGAAAGGAATGGAATCACACAGTGCTCGTTTAACTGTTCTTCATGAAAATAAAGAAGAAATCCCTAATTTTGAAGAATTTTACAAAGAAATTACAACATGCCCGTTTCAAGAGGGGGATGAGTCTGATGTAGAGTTGGAACCTCTTGAGTTAGTGGAAGAAATTGATAGTGATACAGAATCTGTTCAATCTGTTACATTTGATACAATTGAAGAACAAGCTGATAATTCTTCCAATATGATGAATATTAATCAATCGATCGTACGCCGTGGATCGCGTCGTCGTCAATCATCCATGTCCGAATCCGACTTGGAACAAGACTCCGAATCATCTTCAGGATCCGAATCTGGCTCCGAATCAGAATCTGATTTTAGCTCTGAATCGGACGCATTGGAATTCGATATCTGTTTGGAAATACCCAATATGCCTATTATTATGATTGCGCAGGAAGCACAAGAGGGTGTGATGGATTCATTATTAGATGATGATGAAATTGACGGATTTGAACGAGAGTCGCAGGGATGGGAAGCGAGATGGATCGCATGGATGTTCCAGGTCGTTTCGGCACTTACCTTTTTACAAAGTGCGATCTGTTTTACACA